GCACGACCGGCATGTATTTGTTGCTCAGCATAATCTCGGTGATCTCCGTAGTGGTATCATAGGTTCCGCCGCTGAGCGCAAACTTCCGTTTGTACGGGGAACAGACGGCCTCGACGGTAATCTGCCGCAGCGCTTTGTCCACGTTGTACTTTTTGACGGTCAAGCGGCCCTCATAGTACCAATCCCAGTCAGAATAAAGGTGGATTGTGCAGCGTTTGCCGTTCAGCGCGTTGCTGACCTCGCTGTGCTTATCGTCCCATTTATCGCCGGGGCAGAGCGCAAAGGTCCAGGTAATGACCCGGTCGCGGTAGACGATCCGCCCAGCGGGCAGCTCCGACATGTCGACGGAGCCGTCCGCACCGGGAATATCGATCATGTTCAGCTTGGGCTCGGCCGGCTGCACATCCACGGACTGCTGAATGAGGTGTAGGGTCTGGTAGCTGTAAATGTCCTCGCCGAAGCGGGTCTCGCGGTATGCCATAGTTTACGCCCTCGCTTTCGCGGCCTGAATCTGGCCGAGTTTCTTGTCCATGGGTTTCGCCAGAGCGCCAACCAGGGCGCCGGTGTCCATGTAGATGCCCGCACCGACCAGCTGCTCCAGCAGGTCGCGCACATCCTGCAGCAGGGCGACCGTCTGGCCAGAGCCACCCAGGGCGAGATCCATGTCCCTTGCGACCGCGCTGATCCAGCGCTTGTTGTGTTCCAGAGGGACGACAGCCTCGGCTCCGCTGCCTTCCAGCAGGCCGACCTGTCCGCGTTCCAGCACACCGCCACTAGCCAGCAGCGGGATCGTGGGCATGGAGAAGGCCTTGCCGCCTACACCCGGAACCCAGTCGGGGATCTTGATGCCGTTCAGTTTACCGATGAATTTATTCACAATGCCGATAGCCGCGTTCAGCGGAGTCTTGATGATGGTCTTGATGCCCTCCCAGACTGCGCCGAAGGCTTTCAGCACGCCCTGCCAGGCCTTGCTGAAGTTGCCGGAAAAAATGCCGCTGATAAAGTCACACATGCCCTCCAGGAGAGGCTTAAGAGTTTTCTCCCAGAGCTGTCCGATCCCCTTAAAAGCAGCGTCTGCAACGGGGGTTATGACGTTCTCAAAGACCCATTTAAACGCCGGCGCCAGCACATTCTTGATGAAGTCACCGACAGCCTGCAACGCAGGTTTCAAATGATTATTCCAGAGGTCCCGGATGCCAGAAAAAGCATTCTGTACAAATGCCTTGATCTGGGGCATCCTCTCCTGAAAATAACCGGCCACAAGGCCGACATTTTGCTTTATGAGGTCCCAGACAGGCTTGCCGATGGTGTCCCAGATAATTTTGAGCGCGTTAACCGTAGAGTCAAACATCGTTTTGATCGTACCCATCACGCCGTCAAAGGTGATGCCGGACTCGCCGACTTTGCCGATGAAATTCTGGATCCAACCGGCGACTACCGAGAAGGCGTTGCTCACCCATGGGAGGACCGTGGTAGCCACGTACTCCAAGACCAGCACCAGCCGCTCCAGGACCTCCGCGAGCAATTCCTTGCCCTTCGTGACAAAAGGCTCCAGAGCGCCGCCAATGCTGGCCATGGCATTGTTAAGCCGATCCTGGGCTTCATTGGCTGCGATAACGTCCGCGTTAAGTTCTTTGTACTTGTCAGCGGCCTCAGAATAAAGGCCGTTCATGGTCTGAGTAATAAGAGCCGCCCGCTCCTGCTCGGAGTTGCAGGCGTCCAGCCTTGCCTGGAACTCTTCCTCGTTCACACCTGCCCAGTTGAGGGCATCGGCGAGGCCGCCGGTCAGGGCGCCGGTTTTCGCGGTTTCATTGGCCGCCTCCGTCAGTCCTTCAATGGGAAGGGAGTCGCCGAAGGTCGCATACACGCCGGTACAGATGTCCGTCCAGGTCTGCAACTCTTTTTCGGTGTCGCAGAGCTGGGCCAGGTGGTTCGATGCCTCAACAGCCTGTCCGCTGTCACCAAGCACGCCATTGAGTGCGACATAGGTCTCGCGGGCCTGCTCGGCTGTGAAGTTCTGCGTCTCGAAAGCCGTCTGCAGTTTGCCCTGTTCGGTTCTGTATTCTCTGGTCGTTTCGGTCAGGGCGACGATGGCGGTGCCTGCGGCCACAGCCGCGCCGGCGACGCCGATCGCAAACTTTCCCGCAACTTTACCGGCAGACAAGAGGCGAGAACCGAAACCCTCCGCCGTTTTGTCCGTCTTTTTCAAAGACTTTTCAGCGGCGTCGGTATTGACAAAAACAGATCCAACGAGTTTAAAAATTTCGAGCGCCATTATGGGTTACCTCCTCTCTGGAGCTGCCGCTCTACTTCCTCCAGGTCTGCCTCGATCTCCGCCACAGATCGGCGGTCAATGTTGGCGCCTGTGAGTTTATCCTTGTAATCTGCAAAACTGACAAAGTTGTCCCGACCCATCCAGGGCAACTGTGCGACCCATTGCTGGAATATTCGCTCGTCGCGTTCTTTCTCCATGGCCTTCAGGATCAGGGAGAGGCCTGTCTTTATGTCAGTTTGCAAAATATATTCGATGTTGTGGTATCGGTGCAGCAGCAGGTCAAGAAGTTCTACTTCATCGAGGCTGCTGCAAATTTGAAAAAACCGGCCAGGTTATTCTCCTGCACCAGCTGCTGGATGTTAGCCATAAGCACGTCCAGATCCAGGTCGCGGACTTCTTCGGGAGTCATTTCAAAGGGGCCGGCCAGAAACTCATAGATAGCCTCCTCGCCTGCTTTCTCGGTAGCGATGTCGAACAGATCCCAGACAAAATCAAAGCCGAAGTTCCAGACGTCCTGCATATTGTCAGCCGCCTGGGCGATTTCGCGGATCTTATCCTTCATGCCCAGCCGCTTAACGCAGCGGCAAAGGACAGGAATGTCTGCGGTTTTCAGTTTACGCATGGGAATATTTCCTCCTATAGCGAAATAAAGGCGGCCCGGAGGCCGCCATGTTAGTTAAGCAGTAACAGTCTGAATGCAGCTGTACAGCTTGTCGATCTTGGTCAGCCATTGCAGAGCGACCAGTTTCAGCTTGGGCCGTGCCATCTCCTTCTCGATACGGTCCTCGACCAGGCCGGGATCTTCGTCGGCGTTGATCTCGCGGAACTCGCGCTCGACGATAAAGGAACCGCCACCGCGAGTCAGACCGACATACGCAGCGTCCTCGGAAGAGGAGCCGATATAGAACTTGCCGACGCCCAGGATAATCTCACCGTTTCCGGCTTCTACGCCGTCGACGGTCAGCTTCCAGGGTTCGGTGCGGTCGTCCTTGGCCAGGTTCTCGTCGGTATACGCACCCTCGAACTCCACCTCGGCGGTGGTGTCGTTCTTCTCTTCAAACTTCCAGTCGGGGTTGGATCTGCAGAATGCTTTCTCCAGCTCGATCTGGATCGGCTTGCCGCCCTTCGTCCGGCCGACCCACTTAACATAGCGGAAATCAGCAGCAGAGACGCGACCGGCGCCAGTATAAACAGTTGCCATATTTTATTCCTCCTCATAGAGCTGCACTAGGAAGCGCAGCTGGATATGTTGCAGGTTCTTGTCCGGGTCGTCCAGGTGGTATCTGTTTTCCCGGAAGAAGGTGGGGAAAATAGGCGGCGCGGGAAGATTCGCATCGGCGAACAGTTCCTCGATCTGATCCGCAATTTCCTCCGCTGTTTTGGGGTCCAGAGAACGGTCCCAGATGTCGATCTCCAGCTCCTGATCGTCCCGGGCATCCACAAAGGACGCAGAGGACAGTTTGAACGTCTTATACGGGTATGTGGCATTTGCAGAGGATTTCTTGTGATAGGTTTCACCCGGTACCGTCTGCAGTTGTGTTTTAACTAACTTCCGAAGCAGCAGGGTTTTTCCCATCAGTCGTCACCTCCTCCGGCATACTCACCCTCGTCGATCAGGCTGAGAGCCCTCGCTTCGCTCTCCAGGGCGCTCAAGTATTTGCTTTCGATCTCGATGATCTGGGCAATGTTGTGCTGGGCAGAGTTACGCAGGATCGAGCGCTTCGGCTGTCCGCTGCTACCCATTTCCTGCTCGACGCCGTACCAGGTATCATGCGTGACGCCAACCTCCAGATGGGGCAGGCCGGTCTTGGCCCATGGCACCCGATAGAGAAAGGTCGATGTCCTGCCTCTAACGCGGCGGCTTTTCTTCAGGCCTGGGAGCTTCATAGCCTTGCTATTTGCTGTCCGGGCCAGAAACTTGCCGACGTCACGCATGGCCGCGCGGCTCAGTTCCACGATGGTATAACAGGCAAAGTCGACGTTGCTCGTGTACTCGATGCCGTTCTTCCTAAAACGGACAACTGACTTAGGCGCACTCATGCGGGATTCACCTCCCGATATACGACCAGCTCCAGCTCCTGCCCTGCACGATAGGTACGCAGAACGCGGTAGATCTGGCCATCATATTCGACCAGCGTTTCGCCTTCATAATCCAGATAGTCGGCAATTACGAGTTTTAACTCCGGCTGCAGGCCTACGGCATGCGCCTGGTAAAACTCTTTTTGCCCGATGCTGGCCTTATTGCAAAAGACATCGCGCCGGGTCTCGGTGATCGTCGGGTCGCCGTATTCATCGACGCCTTGAGCCTGTCGGATCAGGATAAGGATGTCATTCATCAGCGGGCGCCTCCCTATATCCCTCGGCCATCATCAGACAGGATTTAAGCGAATCATAGCGCCTCTGATACTCCGCAGCCTTGCTGGAGTCGTCGGTATATTCGACTTTGCAGAACAGCTTGACCGCGTTCAAAATGAGCGGATCCAGGTCACCCGTCTCCTCCGCGCTGCGGACAACTACACCACAGACAGAAAGATCATCCAGGGCGGCCTGAATGGTGTCCGCGATATCATCATCGAGAGCGGTGTGCTTTATGCGGATGCTATTTTTGACTTTCAGCACAAGGCTGTGATCAATCGCCATGCAGATTTCCTCCTTCCTGCATGATGGAAGGCGGGGCCGTTAGACCCCGCCTATGTGGTAATGCTTAGCCGGCAGCAGCTTCGGCGACCAGGGCGAAAGCCTTGTCGTCGGTCAGATCGCCTTCCTGGCAGGTGTAGCCGGAGTAGATGTACTTGTGCTTCTTCAGATCCTTGTCGGACTCGATCAGCACAGGGACGACCTCGTTCTGCAGGTACTTCTTGGGATCGCCGATCAGCAGCTCGGTGTCACCCAGGGCGTCCTCGATCTTGATAGTCGCACCCAGCAGAGCGCCAGCGGCGCCCTCGTTGATGGACTTCTGGAAGATAGGCTGCTTGTTGGAGTCGACCATGCCTACCAGCTTGGTATAGATGGCCTTGCGGGTGCCGTAAACGACAACGGCGCCGACGCGCTTCAGTTCGCCGAAGCCGGCGCACAGGTTGGCGTAGTTGATGCCGGTCTGCACCTTGTTGGCGGCGTTCATCTTCTCCTTGATCTTGGCAACGATGCCAACGGCCAGCTTGGCGCCCAGACGCTCGGCAATCTTGGAGATCAGATAGTCCTCGAAGGCGGGGATCGCCATGTGGGCCATCTTGTAGGACATCTCAACGTCTGCGGTGTAGTCCTCGCCGGACAGATCAACGTTCTCGAAGTTGATCTGCAGATCGTTGGCATCCTCACCTTCTTCGGACTTGCCGGCATCAGCAGCGATGCTCTTGGCCACAGGGATGGAGATGGAAGAACCGGATCTCAGAGTATCGACGTCTGCTACGATGGGATGAGCCTCGCCGATCAGGTCGATGATGCGGTTCTGCATGACGGTGGGCAGGGGTGCGGTGGTGTTGGTGGTCAGGAAAGTGAAAGCACGCTGCTCGGTTGCGTTCAGATCCTCACCGCGCAGATTCTTCAGGAACGCGCTGCGGTATTCCTCGGAATCCAGCGTGAACTCAGGAGCGCCTGCGCCGTCGCCTTCGCTGTGGCGCTCGATAACGGTGCCGTTGCCCAGACCTGCGGCGACACTTGCACGCAGCTGCTGGCGGCGCTGTGCCTCACCACGGAGGCCGTTCAGCTCATCGGTCAGGGAGCGAGCCTCAGTTTCCAGCGCGGTCAGGGCGTCGCCGGTGGCGGTTTCCAGTTCGGTGTTGATAGCGGCCAGACGGGCCATGATTTCCTCAATACGCATAGTTAAATTCCTCCTAAGGTAATATTGATTTTTGTGCGCAGTTTCCTGCGTCTTTCTTCAAGCTCTGCCTCACTCCGGGCGATCTCGTCCATCACTCCGTGGACGAAATCACGAGCATTGATTTCGGTGTTGTCATTTGCGGGGATGCTGACGGCAGAAACGTCGTAGATTTTGGGGATCTCCGTGTGGACGATGGTGCGATCCTTGGAGCCTTCCTCCCGCTCGACGTAATACTTGCCGACCTTGAAACGCCAGGACATCTTGGTGATCATGCCCGCGTCGATATCCTCATACAGCCCACGGGCCAGCTCGGTCTTGTCGAGATCGGCCGCCATAAACAGGCCGGTGTCGTCTGCTTCTACCAGCAGGGTGCCGTTGGTGATCCGGGCAAAGACGCGGCCCTCATGGTCAAACTGCATGATCACGTCGCTCATGTCGGTGTTTTTGAAGCATCCGGGGTCGAATCGCTCGTAGGTCTTGCCCCAGTCGCCGTCGTCCCACAGCAGATACTTGTCATATTTGGCGGCATAGCCTTCGACGTACTTCTCGGTGTCGAATCGCTTCGCGCCTTCGGTCACAGGTGTCAGCAGTACAGAGCGTTCCTGTGCCATGTTCTTGAATTTGATGCGATCATTCGGGGTCATTCTCTTCCTCCTCATTCGGATCCTCGGGGCCGTCCTTCGGCTCCGGCTTGACATTTGTGGCCAGCTGTGCCTGCGCTGCTTTCAGTTCGCTCTGCAGTTTTGCAACCTCGTCCAGTTGGCTGATCTCGATGTATTCCTTGCGGATAAACCGCTTGTCACCGTCCGGGACGTGGGGCAGGTTCCAGATATCCATAACATCGTTGATACTGAGGATTGCCCGGTCGAACATCTGGGAGCTGACCTGCAGCTTGTCCGTGTTGGTCATGTACTGCATCCGGTTTGCACTCCAGACGATGGCGTTCTTGCGCTTACGCTCCTGTGCGGTGTAGGTCATGACGGTCATAGCCTGGGACAGCTGGATTGCAAAGGGTTCGATCTTGCCCTCGTAGTATGCAGACCAGCCGTCTCCGACGGTTTTGTTCTGCAGGACGTCCATGTTTGTGCCGTAGTAGTTCAGCGCACGGGTCTGGATGATCTCCATCTGCTCCGCGTCCACAACCTGGGCGGCGCTCTGGATCTGCTGAACGTTGCTGTAGTTGTTGGGGAACAGAGCCAGACCGCCAGAGTCGGCGCCCAGGTTCTCAGAGACCCAGTTCTTTCTCTCTGTTGCCAGGTCTTTGCCCTTTGTGAAGTTGTTCACCGTGGCCATGAACCGGAACGAGGCGCTGTTTTTGATACCTTCGGCGATGCCCTGGTTCTGCATGTTCAGCAGCTGCAGGGTGGGCTGCAGAGCCTTGTTGTCCTCGCCGAAGATGTCGCTGTTATACAGGTACTTACTGACCACACCACAGCGGAACAGCTCAATAGCCGCTTTCTGTCCGTTCTTGAAGCGATAACGGAGGAAGGGGATGCCCTCGTACTCGATGATCTCCGTCTGCGCGGGGTTCACCGGGTAGTAGCCGATCAGCCTGTCGTACTCGTCCAGAACGGGAGCGATAAAACAGGTGTTTTTTGCGTCGTATATGGTCGCCGCCTTATAGAGAAACTGCGCCGACGTCATAAACGGGTTGGGCTTTCCGTCCAGAATGGCCTTGATGCCGCGCATATCTGCCCCCTCCACATTCGGCTGCAGCTTGCTGCAATGGTTTGCAAAGGTGTGAATGCACGACCGGGTCAGCTCCATCTCGTAGACGCCGCCGTCGTAACTGGTAAAAATGGGCGTGTACCCGTCCAGCATCTTGAAATAGCTGTTTACCTGGGCGGCGGCCTTGGGCCTCTTAAAAAGAAAATCAAATGCTCCCATGCTTTCCTCCTACTCATTGTTTTTTAATTGCTCGCCGATCTGCTCATACCATTTCTGGCGAACCGTCAGGGCGTCAATGACAGCGACAAAGCCGTCAATATGGCACCGGGAGTCTATTTTTACCGGGCGAATTTTGCGGGTTTCTTCGTTCTTCTTCATGCCCACGTTGAGGAAATGAGCCTTTAGCAGATTGTTGTCGCCCAGCTGCAGGGTCTCGTCCCGCAGCAGGCCGTCCACTTCGTTGATCACAGGTGTCAGGTTCTCACCCTGGTAAACGTCGTCCATGTGGAAACCGTACTGATCCATCTGCTGGACCAGATACTGCGCAGAGTATCGGTCATAACCGACCTGCAAGGGCAGGATCTCGTATTCCTCGACCAGCATCCTGAACCATTCAAAACAATCGTTGTAGTCCACGAAGTTCTCGCCGCTTGGTTTTATCAATCCGGCCGATACATAAAGCCGGTACGGCACGCCCTCGGCCGCTTGCAGTTCGTCGATCTTGTTCTCAGGCATGAAGAATTGGGCAAAGGTATAAAGTCGTCCCTCGCGCTCGATCACGACGCAGCAGGCCGTCAAGTCGGTGGTCTGGGAAAGGTCGATACCGCCGACACAGTAGGAGCTGCGGAAGTCCTCCAGGCTGTACTTTTCGCCGGTAACGGCGTCAACCACATCGTAAGGGAGCCAAGCCTGCGTGCTGCTCTGCTTGATGTTGCAGTATTTGGTCAGGAACTCGGCCCGCTTGCTCATGCTGTTCCGGGCGATGGCGATCTCCTCCAGGAAGAAGTCCTCGGAAACGCTGACGCCCATGTTCGGGTTGGACTTTTTCAGTTCCTCGATGTCGTCCCACTTTTTGATGTCGTCGATCATGTAGAAGATCGGGAGCAGGCGCCGCTCGTCGCTGTTACCCAGCAGCCAAGCGGTGCCGCGCATGATCAACTCGTCATAGGGGCCATCATTGACATATCCCGCCGTACTGATCGACAGGATCATCGGCTGTTTACGAGCGCCGAGGGCCGACTTCATAACCTCGTACTGCTTGCGACCCAGCTCTGCCGGCCAGCTTGCGATCTCGTCGCAGACCGTCATGTGCGGGTTGAAGCCGTCGGACTTCTTGGCGTTGAATGCAAGAGGCTTGACGACCGTGTTCGTGCTTTCCAGGTAGATGTCAGAGCGGCGCTTCATGGCCAGGTTGGCCAGCTCCGGCTCGTGGATGATCATCTGGTGGAAGTTGTTGTAAACAATCGCCGCCTGTTCCAGCTTCGGGGCCAGGCAGTAGATTTTCGCGCCATACTCGCCGTCGAGATATGCCATGTAGGCGATACAAGCAGAGGCGAAAAGGCTCTTGCCGTTCTTCCGGGCAATGACCAGCATTACCTCACGGAAGATACGCAGGCCGTTCTCGTCCACGATGCCGAACATCAGCGAGACGGTCGCCTTCTGCCAGAGTTCCAGGGTGATCAGGTCGTCCCGGCCCTCGCAATGGTGACAGAAGTTTTCGATAAACTGGATGGCTTTGTTTGCCTTCCGGTCGTCAAAATAAAAAAGACCATCGCGGAGGCCCGCGGTGATCTTGTCGTATAGGAGTTTTATCCACTTACCCACGACGATCTCGCCGTGAGTTATGCGGTAATGGTACTCCTGTATGTAATTTGCGAAAGGCGTCATTTGTTCATCAGTTCCTCCAGCTTGCTGCGTTTCTGCGCAGGCGGCACCAACTCAAGCAGCTGCTTGATGATGGTGTTGAGGTTCTTCGTGAGACTGATATGGACGTCAGCGGCGGCCGACTTCTTCCAGCCGCTCTGCGTCTCGCCGTTCTGGTAGTATTCAGTCCAGCCGATCTCGTTCAGCTGAGCCTCCAGATCCTCCAGGCTGACCGTAATAAAAGCGGCGCGGTCAATGAGGGCCTGGCAGGTCTGCAGCTTGTTCGGCTCCAGGTCTTTGAAAAGTTCCATGAGCCGGGCCTTTTCCTTTTTTACTCTGCCCTTCTTTGTTGCTTTCGCCATTTACCCCTCCCCTTTCTGCTCCTTTTCGGAGTTTTTCGTGAC